ATAAAAAAAGAGGCAGAGTTTCCCCTGCCCCAATGCAAAACACTTTCCTAGGATTGTGTCTTACTCACATATAGATTTTCACGTATCCCGCAGCATTGTTAAAGCCGTTCCAAACAGGGTCATACTTAGGCTCTGTGACTGTCCCCGGAATGAACCGGCACATATCAGCAGGATCAACATAACGAGGTTTCTGCCCGCCGGAATCCAGCAGATACCATTTGCCGGACTGGGTTGAGCCAATGACAATGGCATAGTGCGCATAGTTGGTATAGCGCCCCTTGTAGGCTTTTCCGTCTCTGTCAAAGATGCTGAGAGAGATGATGACTGGAAGTCCCTTCTCAAGGTGGGCTTGGATGTCGTTTTTACAGCCTTCTGTTGTGAGCGGACCTTTTATCCATTCATGCCTGATGCCCTCATTCTCCAGCAGTTTGCATCCTGCCCAGATAGATATTGGGCACTTGCTCCCACCTGTTACGGCCTCCAGATACTTGTCCGCATAGGCCAATGGCGTGATGTTGTAGCCTTTGAGCGTACTGATTACAGCGTAAAATGACATAAACCCGCACCCGCTTCCGTCAAACACATAAGGATTGCTCCCCTGGTTGTGCTGGTCGTAGCCCTTCCAGAGGATGGAGCCTTTAGCGCTCGGAACCTGTCTGATCAGATAGCGTTTGCCGCTCATGTCGGTGCTGTATTTGAGGTTGTCGGGCACAAAGACAGCGGGCCGGAGCTGATTGACCCAGTATTGCACAAGGTCATAGTCCGCACCAAAAGCCACCTTCCTCTGTTCTCCAGAAGGGTATTTCCCTGCCCATACATCCCGGGCCGCATTGTAGGCCCACGTGATCTTTGCTTGGACTTCATCATAATACAGGCCCAGAAGGGCCTTCCTTGTCTTTCCCGATCCTGCCTTGCCCTCGGAAACATACATGGCCATCAGCCGGATCAGGTTGGCATGGTTTCCAAGGAGCAAGGGCATACTCTCGGAAATGTCAACCCAGTCTTCCGCAACGATCTGATTCTTGAGGATAAACTCTATCAAATCCATCATATCACAGCACCATTAACCCTTCCGGCCATGTCTTTGTTCCGACAATGCCATCAGCAGTCAGGCCATGCTTTGTCTGGAAGTCCTTGGTTGCCTGTTCCGTAGCAGGGCCGAAGGAGCCATCAACCTCAACTCCAATGATGCTCTGCCACACCTTCACGGCTGTTCCCTTGTCCCCTCTTCTCAGTCTCGGAACCTGTCCGTAAATGCTTATCATGCTTCTCTCCTTCTTGACTTCACAGAGTTTCTTCCAATCATCAGCAGAACCGTAGAACACATTGCAGTCTAGTTTTCCACCGTAGCCAGTGAGATAGAGATTGCTGGAATACTGGAAGATAAGGGCCTCGGAATACGGAGCAATGCCCTCACAAGTCTGGTTCGGATTAAACTGTGTGATTTTCTGATTCTTTCCGTACCTGGCAACCCACAGCGGATACCCTGCTGCATGAATCGCTCCCAACTTTGAAACCCTGCTCTGCTGCGTGTAGATGATGGGAGTAACGCCGGTTGCTTCTTTGACTTTGTCCAGCCATTCCTTGGCGTATCCTTCACCGACAGCAAAGCCCATATCTGCATTTTCGTAATCCAAGAAGATAGCTGCTTTCCCGACATAAGGAGCAAAGTATTTCATAAAATTATCAAATTCTACGGATGCTCCCGGCTCTGTGCTGTTGTTATTGAGGAAGTGATAGGCTCCCCACGGTATGTCCGCCGCTGTCAGAGCATCGGCCCACGGCTTGAAGGACTCGTTGACGGTGCCTTCTCCCCTTGTGCATTTGATGATGACAAAGTCGATATTATTCGCTTTCACGAACGCCACAATGTCCCGGAGACCGTTCTTCCATTGGACATCCGATATATCAATACCATTCATCGTTTTGGAGGCCGTCCCTGCCGTTTCCTGCCCTGTCCCGGAGTCCTTTTTGGTGTCCGCCTGGATATAAGGGCACTGGCTCCAATAAGTCCATTCAGACCCCTTAAATGCAGTCTTGACCACACCGTAAGCATGGCCCTTGGCTTCAACGATCCAGCCGTTTCCGATATACACACCAACATGGTTAATCTTGGAAGGGCTTGAACCTTTGTACAGTAAGCGCCCCGGCACAAAGTCGAAAGTCCCGATCCTGCCTTTGATAGTGCTGACGGAATACATGCCGGAAGCAGACTTGTCCTGCGCCCCTACGTAAGTAGGTACGGAAGTAGGTGTATCACTCCAAAGATAACCCTTTATGAGCCCTATGCAGTCATGGACTCTCTGGCCGTACTGTTTCGGAAAATCACTTGCAGTGTAGTAAGACGGATACTGTCTCTTTTTGGCTGAGTGCAGTGATGCCGTTGCTGTCTGTCCAAACGTCCCCCACCAGTAAGGCTTGCCCAGCTGTGCAAGGGCATAGGCTATCAGCCCCGAATTTGTTTTTGACATAAATCCTCCAATCAAAAAAGCGGGAGCATTAAAGCCCCCGCACAAAAGTCATTCGCTCTGATCCTGGGCATCTATCGCATCTTTGGCCTTTTTCAGAATTCTTTTAATAATTGGAATGTTAATTCCTGCCTGATCCAAATTCTCCAGAATGCTGATGCCCTCCATGATAACGATATATCCTGCTGCCATTGATGCCACATCTACCGGCAGCGTGATAGCGACCCCAACGACCCACGCAACGACCACCACCAGAATCTCCCCCACTTTCCTGTAGAGACCCTTCCGCATCTTGGTGGAGTCCCAGGTCCCGTTAATGGATGCCTGAAGCCATCCCGTTACTATATCTGCACCGGCCCCGATGCAGGGAAGAGCCAGCACCCAGTAGGGCGCGGAAAAGTGAATCTGCTGCAGAGTGTCCATAATGACGTGATCTCCTTTCATTAAAAATGGTCCCAGGATCTCTCCCAGGCCCGTGATCTGTTACTCGGTTAAATCTTTATTTAGTCCGTTAAGTCTTTACTTAGTAACCTAAATATGCCTTTAGTTCAATAGTTTTCTCTGCGCTCACGCATTTTTATCCAGTTCTGAAAGCATGGGCAGTCCGTACACACGGTTGAAAATTTTCTGCTCTCAATATCTGCGCCATGACAGACTGTTGTTAAGCATTGATACACAAAGCATTTCTCATACTCTTTATTCATAAGTCCCAACTTTTTAATATCTGCCTTTACTGTTGCAAGCCTAAATCTTTATTTTTTAACACAATATTATATTTGATGAAGAAATATTATACTTACGGCTGTTTCCTCTTGCGAATCTGCCCAATACAAACACGTTATGACGCTTCCTGCGTCTGGACATTTAACTGTCATACGAAGACCGCACCGATATCTACATTACTGTCGGATTCCCGTCAGGGTACACACGGCATCACCTCGCTTTTTTAATTTTTTCATATCTTTATCCAAGAGGATATGATAAAAGTGTCCATCTGAGTGCCGCTATGGTTTTTAGTGCTTCCATCACGTTCTCACTTCATTCAAGAAACTTGTAACATCCCACCTCGCATATGTCACAGGAGCGGTTGTGCCGGAGTTCCCAACATAAAACAGTCGTGCTGTTTGGTCTGCTGACAGTTCGCCGCATCTGAGGCTGTTAGAAAACCAGCTGTTCCTAACATTTAACATAAATTCAGCTCCGGCAACATTCGAGCCGTTTCCATGCCATGAAACGCACGAATCTGAATTGTCAGAGATAAATTTGCATCCAGTGATTTCGACAACGCCGCTTGCACCAGTGCCGCCACCTATGCACTTGCGGATTGCTTCTGTTCTGGCAGAAGTCTGATAGACCATTACCATGTTGTCATATACATGACGATACGAGCCAACAACCGCCGATGATTCATCATGGACAACGTACCGGGTATCAGTGGCCTTTAAAATTCCGTCATGCAGTTCAAAGTTTGTAGGTCTGCGCTGTGTCCCAAGCAGATTGACATAAAATTCTTCGCCACCATCTCCGGGATGCTGTGACAGGTCAATGACTGCGTTCAGCGTTGCTCCGTTAAAATAGTATCTACAATCATTTCCGATAGGGATTTCATTCCCCAAAAGATGATATGTGTCTTTGACAGTAGCAAGACCATCACCGAAGTTATAGGTTGCACGTTCAAATACAACATCACAATGTGTCTGATTATATGCCGATACCATTTTTTCAATAACTTCCGCTTCGGTGTCCGTTGCGTATATATTGATGGTTTTTCTTGTATATTCACCAACAAAAACAGGGGAATTATTATATCCCGGGACCAATGTACCATTATTTTCGGTGGCAAGGGCCACAACTCCATATGGAGTATTGGCATAATAATTCAAATTATAAAAAATACACGCTCTGATAAATGCAACATTGCCGCTCTGCGTATAACCTGTCTGTTCCGAATTTTTTCCGAGGCTCCCTATGAGATTTTTATCCTTGTCATATGCCGCAACAGTGCGGAATGGGAGTTTCGCAGATGTATCTTTACGGAACAGGTAAAGCGTTTCTCCCGGACGAATGGGAATATAATCCGTAACATAATATGAATTATTATTAGAAATTGCACCACTTGTCCCGTTGATGAATTTCCCAACTGAACAGGCATCGGGATCAAGTCTGTTTACGTTGGAATAATCAAGGTATTCGGATTGAAAGTCCGTGTTCTCATTTACGTTAATTTCTCCGATAAATTCATCCGTTGCCACATAATATGGCGCAACGTACGGAATAAATGCAGTAGGGGTTTCGATATTAAGGAGGCACATTCTGTATTGTATGCCTGCTGATACCGTGCCACTGCTGAATCTTACATATGCCGCTCCTGCCGGGGCTATTACAGAGTTAACTCCTACTGTTGTTCCACTCCCCGGAATAAACACTTTATCGGAGTCATAAAACGCTGTTGTCCTCATCTGGGCAACGGACGGTGTTGAGTTAAAGCATCTGACAATATCCCCCTCGCTCACAGGAATATATCCTGTTGTGAAATAGGCGTTGTTCGCCGACGTATTACCAGTAGAGCCGTTCAGAAACGTATTTTCTTGTGCTTCTGCTGGATTCAGAAGGTTCGCACTTTCGACTTGCTGAAGTTTTGCAGTAACGGCAGAAACTTCTTCCGGCAACTGGCCTAAACGCCCATTTAATCCGGTAAGCGCATCTGCTACAGAGCCGTCCTCATAGCCCACAGCAGAGGCATTGATGGCAGTTCCAGGCTCGTCTCCGATCAGGACGTGCAGGGCGCTGATCTGGGACCGTACGGCCTCACCGGGACTGTTATACTCTGTCCCGTCCCAACCTGTAAGCAGGCCGTTCAGTTTAGCTGCATAGGGGGCCAGGACCTGTCTTAAGCTGCTATATAAACTCATATCCTCACCTCCCTTAATTCAGCATTGCGATAAGTTCCGCAATCTGTTCCTGCGTCAGATCGTCGGCTGCCGGTATCGTAATATCCAGATCAATTTCTTTTGTCGTCGGCTGGATCGCGGCCCATACTACGGTAGTTGACCGGCCCGCGCCGCTTGTATTCGCAATAAAGAAGCGGAAACCGGTCGTTGTGGTCTGACTCTTTACAATGCCGACGGTCACTTTAGAGTAGACAGATGATGCGGAGTTCTGGACCGCGACGCACGCGAACACTTCAGGAACTTCAGTAAACGCTGTATTGAATGTCACATCATAGGTCGCGGTGGCATTGTTCGCCACGCTTACGCTGTCCACGTATCCTCCATCAAAAAGGATCGTATCCAGTGTAATAGTTGTTGATTCCTGGGAGCCGCCGCCTCCGCCACCTTCCAGATCAGATACTCTCGCAATCAGACCGTCAATGTCAATCTGTTGGTCCTCATTCACACCTATTACCTGTTCGATCAGCCGCCTGGCCTCCAGATCGCTGCTGCCGGCACGCCCGTCCTCATAACACTGTTCAATAGCGTCATGGATGGACCCGCGGACCTCTTCGCCCTTCTTCGCCGCAAGGATCGCGGCAAGTAAATCTGTAATGCTACTCATATTTAACCTCCAAGGGCCGTCACTCGTGCTTCAAGTGCGGCGTACTGGGCCGCCGTGCAGTAATCCTGTGAGATTTCCTGCAAAGCGATATTTAAAGCGTTTGCGGTGGCGTTTGCGGATACGCCCGCTGATGCTGCAGTGATGGCTGCCTGTGTCACGTTAGCAGCATTCGCCGCCTGGTACTGGGTTAGCGTGGTGCCGGTAGCTCCGAAAGCAAATTCTGACCCATCAATCTTGTCGAGCCTCAGAGTGATGCCGGAACACTGATACCATGCGTCAATGCCGTGGGGCGGGCTTACGACCCTGTTATACTGCCCGATCCGGATGGCAGATACGTTGGCCCCGAGCCTTGACAGGTCCACGGCCTTGAGATTTAACTGGACCGCCATCATGATCAGACTGTTCAGAAGTGCTGTTCCTTTGGTCAGCAGGTTTGCGGGCTCCGTAACATCGTCCCAGACCTCCGTACCTACCACACGCCCGAAAAGTTCAATGCCGGTTGCGGACTCAATGTAATCCTTACCGTCATTCACACTTTTGACATCCACCCGGATGCCGGTATCTCCATCAGATTTCCCGTATGGGACCAGCACGGTGCAGACCTCAGTTGCATCAATGTACTGCTCTAAATCAAGAAGATTTTCGGCGAATACGATAGGCTGAGAATTGTGACCACCCGAATCAGCAAGATAGTCAAGATACTCGACTTCCACGCCGTTCTCGATCTCATACCGGGGGATGATGTACCCGCCCAGCAGGTCGAGGAGCTTGCTTTTCATCTCTGACCAGGTCTTCATTGCCTCTGTGGATGCACGAACGATATAGTCATTGGCATCCGTCACAGTGACATTTCCGACCCGGAATTGCTTTTCCTGCCCCACCTGAGCATTGTGCTGGGTGACGAGCATTGAAAAGTATCCGCTGACTGTTCCGGTGTAATCGTAGGGGCGGACAATAGAATCGTTCAGATATGCCAGTTCGCCCTGGGCCGTAATTTTCTTCCGGTTGTAAAAATCGGTCTCATCATCAATGACCCTGCCCCGGAATATCCTGTCGGCTCCGTCATAGACCTTTATTACGCTTTTCAGCTTGCTTATCCGCCCGTACATCGGGTTTGTGGTCGGAATGATGCACTCCAGTGTATCTGCTGAGTTGAGGGTCAGCTTAACCTTTGGCGTGGTCACCGCATAGCCGTCTTCGGCAAGGTTCGGAGCATACAGGAGAGCCCCATCAACGTATATCGTATACATCAGAGTGAGCCCTCCCGGAAATAGATTGTGACTGTGCCATAGCCGGTAAATACCATGTCGTAGTCATCTGCCAGAATGGTCATGGCGGGGATACGGTTATCGCCATCCACCAGCTGATAGGTCGTGCCGGCATAAGTACAGGAAAGGCCAGTGCCATCTTCCGTATGCACCGTGATTACCGGGACAACCGGCATCTTGGAGCCTACGATGGTAACAGTGCCGGACCCATCAATGATAATGTCCTTATAGCCTCTGATAACGCCCGTCTCAAAATCAAATGGATCCCAGAGCCAGTCATCATCTGTCGAATCGTTGATGTTGTACTTGTACGGCTTCAGGTTGCCTTTCAGTGGGATTTCGATATAGCCTGCATCGTCCGGCTTCGGTGTTCCGACCTCGACCCGGCCCTCGTAGTACCAGAGCGGGTCATCGTCAAATATGAGCATCATGTGGCGCCCGTGCAGGAAGTTCAGAATATTGCTGTAAATCTTGTGCCAGTCAACCTCTTTGTTGACGATCAGGAACTCCTGCTCATACTCTCTGTCCTCGTAATGGACAAGGCCGTCCAATGCCTGTGACGCATCAAGACTGCCATCCATGCCGGGGATATCAATGAGCTCAGTCTGGACCTTGGGCGGGTCGGGCATACCCTTAGTCTTGGGATAGATCCCGAAGTCGTTATAGGTATGCCGTTCCGTACCATCGTCATTGATGAAGGTCAGACCATGTTCTTTTGTATAGTCGCTCATGCCAGTGCCTCCATCTTTGCCATGTAGCCTAACTGTGCGTTCATCCCTTCGGCAAGCTCGCCGACAAGGGCCCCGGTGTCAGTAACCATACGCATCCTGCTGATTCTGTCTCCGAGACCATTGACAGCGGTCAGCAGGTCTGCATTAACATTACCACCCGTCACGGGCTGATAGTTCGCCCCCTTGTAGGCCGACAGCGTCATGCCATCCCATGCTCCGAGGTATGCCTTTGCCGCCTCTGCGCCGACTCTTTCCAGTCTTCCAAAGCCTGCCCGGGTGTTCTTGACCACGCCCTCGACAGACATGTCAGCAATCCACTGGAATTTCTTGGACGGGGACTTGATTCCGAGGAAATTCTTGGCGGCATTAAACGCCTTCTTTGCAAGGCCCTTGGCGGCCTCGACCAGTTTGGAGGCACCGTTCGTGATACCACGCTTTATGCCGTCAATGATATTGGAGCCGATGGAGCCCCAGTTGATGCCACGGAAAGCCGAGAAGACCTTGGAGAAAATCTGAGGCACCGTAGCGACCACCTTAGGGATGGCCCGGATGATACCCATGGCAAGCTGACCAATAAGCTGAACGCCCTGCTGGAGCATCCTAGGCAGGTTCTGAATCAGTGTAGCAATCATGCGGGCTACGATGGATGCCGCCGCACCTACGATGGCAGGCAGGTTGTTGAGGATGCCCTGCGCAATACTACCCACCATGCGGATGCCGCCGGAAAGAATGGAAGGGAGATTCTGCATGATGAAGCTGAGGAAATTGCTCATCATGGTTCCCGCCGCTGTCATCAGCTCCGGGAGCCTTGACAGCAGACCATTCACCACCTCAGGTATCATGGTGGTCGCTGTCTCCCAGAGCCCCGGCAGAGCATC